ATGGAAGAGCTTTTAGATGTTGAGACGGCAGCTAAAAGGCTGAACATCTCTGTAAGCACCCTCTATCACTGGGTGGAACAGAGAAAAATATCCTTTCGAAGGGTAGGAAGAAAAATCAACTTTTCACAGGAAGACCTTAACAGTGCGATACAGGAAATTCCCAAGATCACTGGTTATAGGTCTATCAACAAGCGCCTCGCAAAGCCTGCAAGAGCAAGGGCTAGAAGCGTCGCGTAAAAGCATTCTCAAAGGAGTAAGGATATGGACGAAACAAAAGACATTGTAGCTCCATCGTCGCCTATCGAGGATCAGGAAAAAGCGTTTGAGCTTGTCCAAAGAAAGGCAAAGCTCTACGCGGCAAGTGAACTTGTCCCTCCTATCTATCGAGGAAATACGGTCGCGGCAATGGCAAACTGCGTAATCGCACTCAATATCGCAAGACGTATTGGTGCGGACGAGCTTATGGTCATGCAAAATCTTTGGGTAATAGAGGGAAAACCAAGTTGGTCGAGCCCGTTCGTGATTGGTGCTCTTAATTCATGTGGAAGGTTTACCCCATTACAGTATGAGATTAGGCAGCTCCCCGGCAAAAAGGTTACTTACACACAACGCTGGAAAAACAAGGCAACTGGCTCCACTGAGCAGAAAGAGGTTGTAGTTGAGCTGGCGCACAATCTTGAATGCCGCGCGTTTGCATATGACAGGTCGACAAAAGAAAAGCTTATAGGGCCGCCAGTGAGCTATGAAATGGCTGTCCTTGAAGGTTGGTGGACTAAGAACGGGTCGAAATGGCAAACAATGCCCGAACTTATGATCCGGTATAGGGCGTCCGCCTTTTTTGGAAGACTATATGCGCCGGAAATTCTGAATGGCCTTGGAACCAAAGAGGAAGCTGAAGACATTTTTGTTGGGCAGTCAGTTGTTTACGAAGACTCGCTATCGGATGCAGCGCAGAAATCGACGACATCAGCGTCCACCGATACAAATGTTGGCCAGCCCTCTAAAAATTCTTCAGTATTGGCTCCCCATAATAGCCAAGAAAAACCTGGTAATGAAAACACGGGAGATAAAGAAAAGCTGATCGACCAAACAATCAGCGACCTGCAATGGCTCTATAACACTGCGGGCATTCCATTCCCGATTAAGAATGACATCAAAAAACTTCTCGACAGCAAGAGTAGAGACTTCGATGCGTTGTCATCAATGCTCGAAAAGGCTCGTATAGGTATCGCGTAAGAAACAAAAGGAGAAACATTATGGACCAAAAACAATTTGAACAAGAAGCAAGTGCGCTTGCGATTGAAGTAAAGAAATTCGAGATTGTGGACCAGGAAACCTACAATCTCGCGAGCGAGATCGGCCAGAGAATTAAAAAGGCCAAGAAAAAGATAGATGAAATGTGCGATCCACTTATAAAAAAGACCGACGCCGCACATAAAGAAGCAATTGCTCAGAAGAAAGCATTCTATAAGCCCTACGAAGAAGCGCAAAAAATCATTGATGAGAAACAAATTACATGGCGAAAACAAGAAGAAGCTCGTATTGAAGAAGAACATCGAAAAGCCGAGGAATTGGCGAGAAAACGTGCAGAAGATGACGCGCTTCACAATGCCATGGCCTTACAGGAAGCAGGAATGGCAGAGGCCGCACAAGAGGCCATCGAACATCCAGTCGTAATACCAGAAATCGCCATCACGGGACCCGCTAAGGGCAAGGGAGAGTCATTCCGCGACATATGGTCAGCCGAGGTGGTGGACCTCATGACCCTTGTGAAGGCGGTAGCAAGCGGGAGTCAGCCGCTCGCATACCTCTGTGCTAACGAATCAGCTCTTAACAAGGCCGCAGGAATATTCAAAGGAACCGTCACTATCCCAGGTGTTGTCATAAAGAATAGGACGATCCTTTCAAGGAAAATCGCATGATTACCTTTGACCCCGAGCTCCACGAGTACCGTGATGACGGCAGAATTATACGGTCGGTTACTCAGATACTCAAGGGCGCGGGGATCATTGATGATCGTTGGTATACCGAAGAAGCGCGAGAACGAGGTAGTGCGGTTCATTACTTCTGTGAGCAGTACGCCCAAGGGAAACGTTTTGATGACTATGGCAGAACGCTTGCCAGCCTTGAATACGTGAATGCGTTTGTAAGGTGGATGAGTGACTATCACGTCTACGCACTCGCGACAGAGCAGATAATCTACAACTCAATAAATGGACGTGAATATGTGGGTAAATACGACCTATTTGCCTTAATCGACGGGAAAAAGGTCCTCGTAGACTATAAGACTGGACCAAAAGCATCTTGGCACAAGATACAGATTTCTGCTTACGCTCTCGCGCTTAATCCTCAGCGATCAATGCTTCTGTACCTAAAAAGGGATGGAAGGTATGCACAAGACTATGTTGCTCCCACTGAATATGTCAGCAACATACGACGATTTAGGCAGGCTCTTGGATCGCAAGTGCTTGCTGAAAATGAAATTATTTAGGAGACATCGCAATGACACGTCGTGAGTGGAGACATAGACAATTTATTGTTTGGTTTAACCATTCGGGGGTAGAGCTTCTCGTTGAACTTGTTTTCTTCGTTTTAATGATAGGCGTCATGGTAATTGGAATTAGGTTGGTTGGGAGGTGAAGTAAAAATGGCGGTCCAGCGCGTTGTTGAGACTAGCTTTTGGGATGATGAATATATTGTCACCCTCTCAAAAGACGAAAAACTGCTTTTTCTTTATCTGCTAACCAACCCATTAACTAACATTGCAGGGGTCTATCAAATCACTTTGCGGCGCATCTCTTTTGATACTGGCTTGTCTGATCCAGAGCTGTTGGTAATCCTCTCTAAGTTTGAAAAAGACAAGAAGGTCTACCAACATGATGGTTACATGATCCTGGTGAACTGGCCTAAGCATCAGAAATACGAAGAGCATTCGAAGATTCGTAAAGGGATCGAAACAATCATTCACAAACTGCCTGATGGTCTTAAGAGGTATATGGTATCGATAGGGTATACATACCCTATCATAGGCTATGCATACCCTATGAAAGGCTATCATCATACTGATTCAGATTCAGATTCAGATTCAGATACAGATATAGATTCTGATTCAGATATAGATTCTGATACCTCAACACCACTTCCCCCTCTAGGCGCAGGGCCACCCGGCCCGTTTCAAGTGCGGGCCGGCGGCCTTCGTATCAGCAATTCAGGACCAGAAGCACACACCGCAGGTGAAGCACTTACACGCACACTAAAAAGTCCCGAAGGAGCACCATTCAAAGAGTTCCTTGATAAAGCCAGAAAAAGAGAAGCCGGAGAGTTAAACCGCGAAAGGGGTGTTGTATGATCGCCAATCTTTACAACAAACACATTCGTTCAAAAGGCAAAGCGGTACCTTCGCGAACGTCTGCAACATTGATTACAGATGAAAAACAAGACTACTTCAAGCTAGTTCAAGCACTGGATAGAGAAGTCTCACGGTATGTACGTAAGAGCTCCGAGATAGCCCCTGGAGTATGCCAATGCTATACATGCAGAAAAATCATGAAGTCCAAGGATATTCAAGCTGGGCATTTTATCTCTCGGCGCTACTTTATAGTGCGCTTTGACCTTCGAAACATCCGACCACAATGTCCTGGCTGCAACAACGAAAGAAGCGGGGCACGGGAAAAATATCGATGGCGGCTCGTCGAGGAGATTGGAGAGGACCAGGTGAAAGACCTTGAAGCCCTCGCCAACGCATACGGCGAGCAACGAATACCCCGCGAAACAATCATCGAGAAAATCAGGAAATTCAAAGAGGCTAACAAGAAATGGTCGAAAGGATGGGACATTGAATGATGAAAACATACACCGTGACAATCACGTTAGAAGAAATCGAGCTCGCCGCTCTAATCGGTGAGTATACCGCGAAAGGTTTGTATGGGACCTGGCCAGGGCACAACCCAAGCCCGAAAGAAAATGTCGTGAAAAAACTTGTAGAGGCGGCGCGAGCAAGCCAGAGAAAGGAGCAATCAAATGGTGCAAAGGCGTAACCAATATGGCGAGACAATGAACCTCGATGAGTCTGAGGTTGATCTGAGAAATATGACTATCGGTCGATTCCTTGTAGAAAACGGCGAAGATGAGAGAGCTGCAACAAACATGCTTATGGTGCTCAAGCCATCGCTCAGCCTCGATCAGGCGTCAGGGATCATATCAGGCTATGTGCTTCCCGACAACGAGACTTACATCATGATGGACCTGTGGGTCACCAACAGAGACCTGAAGAGGATTATCGCCGGTTATAGGAAACAAGTGAGCATATTGCGGTCGCATTCAAGACCGGCATTCAGTGCAGCAAGACGAGAGGTCACGGTATGAGGTGGAAGGATATTGCGCTTTTTAATCTCACGCTTGTTGGTCTTGAGCTTGTAGTGATTGCCGCTGCCTTTGTTCAGGCAAGATGGTTTTAAGGAAATGCAGATGTATCACGAACACGCGATAGCTCCTGACAGCACAGACCGTGATGATGCCACATGGAGATTTATCACCCATGGATGGATGATGCACAGGCAAAGTCCAGTATCGTCGCAAAAGGCAAAAAACAGCCATAAGGTAAGTGATAAGGCTGAAAGGGTCGTTGGCCCATAAGCGAACTATACCATCAAACGCCGTGCGTCCGTTGGACCTCCATGGCGACTTGGGGATGTAGCTCAGGTGGTAGAGCAATGGTTTTGCAAGCCATAGGGCGCGGGTTCGAATCCCGCTATCTCCAAAGGACAATAGGCTAAGAGGCCATCGATGCCCAGGATAATTGAACCTGACAAACTTAAATGTCCGAATTGTAGAACAGAGCAGGACGATTTTGACGGATTTGGATTCATTTTCTGCCCAAAATGCGGATATTGCATTCACCCCAGTTCAACACTGGTAAATGGTAAATGGATATGTGGAATATGTGGCAGAGAGGTAAAACCCTATTAACGACAGTGGAGGAGAAACAATGACCGCGACCGAGGCTAAATGGGAACGTTTTTTGCTGGCGCTTATTGATTGCAACTGGGGCGACGTCCCTAGTGCGTATATGTCAGTGTATGGAACCCGTGACCGGGCTTCCGCAAGCAAGGCCGCGAATATTCTCTCTAAAAACGAGAAATTTCAGACGTTTGCCAAGGAGAGAATCGAGTCGATGCTTGGCGACAAGAAGGCAGTTCTCGGCCCTAAAGTCATCGATACTTGGATAACCAGGGCTTTCTATAAGGTGTCTGACATTCTCGATGAAAAAGGAAAACTGAAATGCTCCCTAGAGGAGCTCGACAAAAAGGGGTTAATCGCAGCGATAGACTCGATTGAGCAACGCAAGTCGAAGTATGGCTCCTACGTTGTCATAAGATTGGCAGATCGAGACCAGGCTCTTGAGAAGCTGGCCTCTTTTATAAAACTCACAGACTCGGTGCCAGGGACAAAAGTTGAGGTCTCCGTGAACGAAAACAGGCCGCGGATCATGACGATCGAGCGGCTCACGGAGGACCAATGGCGGGAATTTTACAAACAAATTACATCTGGTGGCCCCAACCAAGACAAGTCGATGCCCTAAAATCATCAGCATTTGAACTGTTTTTCGGAGGAGCAAAGGGAGGTGGAAAATCTGACTTCATGCTCGGAGATTTCTCCGAGGATATAGAAGACTGGGGAGCGGCATGGCGAGGCATTCTGTTTAGAAGGGAGTACAAGGAGCTTGAAGAGCTGATCCGCCGCTCTCTGGAGATTTTCGGTAAGATACCCGGCGCGGAATACAAGGGCGGGGATCAGCGGACATGGTACATTCCTTCCGCATCGCGGCGCTTTCCGGGCTACGCCACCTTGAAGATGAGAAACCTCAAGAGCATGGAGGACGTAGGCGAATATAACGGGCATCAGTACACATGGATTGGCTTCGATGAGCTCACCGAACATCCAAGCCCTGATCCATACATTTTTATGCTCGGATGCTGCCGGTCATCCGTAGGCGCCCCTTGTAGAGTTCGCTCTACAGGTAACCCAGGACGGCCAGGCCACGGCTGGGTCAAAGCGCGATTTATTGACGTAGCGCATCCCTTTGAGCTCTATATCGACCCGAAAACAGGTCTTTCGCGCGTATTCATCCCGTCGCGCCTTGAGGACAACAAAATCCTCATGGACAACGACCCGAACTACGAGCGGCGCTTGTTGTCTTTTCAGCCTCACCTTGTAAAGGCGCTCCGTTGGGGCGACTGGGATTCTGTCGTCGGCCAAGTATTCTCTGAGTTCAACAGAGACCGGCACTGCATACGCCGCACGCCGCTCGATTGGTCATGGTACAGGTGCGCATCCCTGGACTGGGGCTTTGCGCGCCCCTTCTCTATAGGATGGTGGGCGATAAATGACGACGGGCGAGCAATCCGGTATAAAGAATGGTACGGATACAGTGGGAACCCGAACGAAGGCTTGAGGATGGGCGCAAAGGAAGTCGCAAAGAAGGCCTGGGAAATGTCGATAGATGACGGCGTGACGACAATGGTGGCCGATCCTGCGTGCTGGAGCAAGTCGGACGATTCGGACTCAATCGCGGAGAGCTTCGAACAGGCTGGCTTCACAATGATTCCAGCGAACAATGACCGAAAGAATGGCCTACAGAAGCTCCACGACATGCTATTGGCAAATGGACACGACGGACGACCGATGCTCATGATTATGGACAACTGTACGAACTGGATGCGTACTGTTCCTACTCTCACCGCCGACCCCAGAGACCCCGAGGACATCGATACTGAGCTTGAGGACCACGCATATGACGATACGCGATACTTCCTCATGTCGGAATTCCTGAAGAATCCCCGCGCTTTGCGCCGTGGACGGGTGTATAGGGCCTCCTCAAGGCAGAGCGTGGAGAACTATGACCCGCTTACGTTTGGGCTTCGCTGATATACATGAAATGTTCGCGGATTGTTCGTAAGATGTTCAACTATATTCCCTATGTAGAATATTAAAACAATGATTCAGGGTGGCATGATGTTTCTTATTTCTATGGAAGAACTATCCTTGACATCGGTCATTATGTTGCCTCAAAATACAACATAAAAGTCGATTAAATAGTGAGGCATATCTTGGCTGATATTTCTTTGTTAATGCAAGGTTTTGATCCTACCAACAATCATTCAATACGATTATCTGATTTCTTATCAAAGCCTAATATAGAAGAAGTCATATTTAGTGTTGCATTTGTAAAAACAAGTGGCATCAGATTCATTGAGGCTAATTTAGATGCGGTCCATGAAAAGGTAGTCTTTTTTATTGGGATAAGAAATGGAATTACATCTATACAGGCCATTTTTAAATTACTTGAAATGAAAGTGAAAATTTTTGTTGTAGACACAGGAGCAACCTCAGTTGTTTATCACCCCAAAGTATTTATTATTGACACAAGAGATTTTATATATAGTATTTTTGGTAGTGCAAATCTTACTGCTGGGGGATTATTTAACAACATAGAATTTTCAAGTGTTATAAAGTTTGAAAAGCATGATATAGAAATCAATAAATTTAAAAGGAAAATCTTAAATCTACCATCTGAATATCCGGATAACATTTTTGAGGTAAATACAAAAAAACAAGCTTTTTTATTATATAAAAATGGATTATTAACAGATGAAAGAGTCACACACGCTTCTCTGTTTAGTCCATCCGTTGAGCAAGAGACGACCAAAGATCATACTCCCAAAATGATGCTTAATCGACCGCCACTGCCTGTAACTCAACATGTTAACAGAAAACCAAGTCCTTCAGTCTCAAAAAAAACAATCCCTATTTTAGATCAATGGATTCTTGTTTGGGAAAGCAAAAAGCTTAAAGAGCGTGATCTATGTATTCCAAGTTCAACGGGAACAAATCCAACAGGTTCTATGCTATTTAAAAAGGGAAATTTTGAGGACATTGATCAGCGAGAGTATTTTAGGAATGAGGTATTCAAAGAAATCCAATGGTCTCATGATGTAAAAAAGCCGCATTATGAGAGAGCTATGGCCCATTTTATTCTAGAGATACGTGGCATTAATTATGGTTTGCATACTCTTAGACTTTCTCATGATACTAATAGAGAATCAGTATCCTATATACAAAATAATTCTATGACCCAAGTTCATTGGGGTGATGTTATGGATTTAATCAGGGATAGAGAACTTTTAGGAGAAACTCTTAAATTATATAAACAAAATAGTACACCCCCGGTTTATATGATAAAAATAGGATAACTATTTTCTCTGTCTTCGTTTTCTTAGTTTTTTCCATGCGTTGAATAAAATTTGTTGGTCGTTTTCACGTATCCCAATGTTGCCTAAAATTACTTTATCGAGAATTGGAAGATAAGATTCAGGTTCTTTAGACCTAACCAGTTTGTCAAGTTGGTCAAGATCATAATTTTGAATATTTGTAATAGGAATTAATAATTTTTCTATTTCACTTGGAACCAATTCGAGAACTCCACCCCCATAGCTTCTACCTTCAATCTCAGCAGAAAGGGCAGTAAGGGAATTTATGAAACTATAGACAAGCCTTTTTGGATCATCAAGTTTTGTTTTTATACGATATGCAGTATCGGTAGTATAGGCATTTAAATCATTATAAATAAGACGCGGTAAGTCATAACTTCTTTTAAGCATACCTACTTTGGTAGAATAAACAGAAGGAACCGTATACCAAGGTTTTCGAATTCTACATTTATAACGCAGAGGTAATCCTTGTTTTATTCCATACTCAATATAATTCTCCTGAGTCGCATTTAATATATCATTTTCTTTGATCCATATAAATGAAGAAGGAATTCCCTTTTTAATGTTGTGTGTATGTACATTTTGGTTATAAATGACGCCAGGACAATGGTCGCTTCTCCCAAACATTGGATAGGCGAATTCGCTTAAATCATATTTATTTACTGTATCTTGATTAACAAGAAAAAAGTTATTTGCTCCGGTAACAATACCCACATCTACAGAGGCAATATCTGAAAATTGTTTAACTTTTTCCATTTTTTCTATTCTTCTGTATAAATTGTATTCTTTTTTGTCAAGAAAAGCCGTTGTCCACTTACTATTAATAGTGCTTCCATTTATACGCTGGATATTTTTAATTATCTCTGCCGGATCATTTTCACAGAACCCAAGTCCCTTTGTATGAATAATTCCTAAGCCATTAGTAATTTTGGTTCTATCCACTTTTTTTTCTGCGAGTAGTATAACAACACCTTGCAATGTTGATTCAAACCATATGTCTTCGGGATCAATAATTGTAATCGAAGAACATGCCTGTCCCAAGAATGAACGCAAGCTTTGTGCGTAAATAACATTGAAAATTTCTGATGGAATTATCATTCCCAAACGACCACCCGGCTGCAAAAGATCCATACAAGCTATTACAAAAGGAATCCAGGCATTTGTATGCTTGGTAAATTTTAAACCTAGTCGTTGAAATATTTCTTCTGCCAGCAATTGCATTGTTTTAGGTAAGTATTGATACCTAATAAATGGCGGGTTCCCGACTACAGCATCAAAGGTATTTTTCCTTTCCCAGTTATTTAAATACCATAAAAGAAAATCTGCGTTTAATATTTCTCCTTCAATTTTTGTTAATTTTATTTTTTCTTTTGCCTTTATCGCCTCTGCTCTGTCCAACTCAATTCCTAAAAATGAAACATTTGAGGTTGTATTCGATGCTATAGCTTCAATAAAAACACCATCACCACAACTAGGCTCAAGTACTCTTGAGTTACCGTTTTTCAATACCCACCTTGAAATAAACTTAGCTATGGGAATTGGAGTATAGTAGCCACCTCGTAGCTTCTGGGGGGTTTCGTTTATCATAAAATTCATTTATTCTTTCCTTCATAAGAAATTGAACTTTCTGCTGCTGCTTTACTAAAAAGGTCAGGCTGATTATATGTGATTAAATATTGGTCACATTGTCTAATGAACCATTCTTTTAACGTAAGGTTATTTTTTGCTAAAACAACATATAGCTGATTTTTCATCAAGGGATCAATCTCTAAAACAATTCTTCCAGAAGGTCCTCTTGGCATATCAATACCTCGTATGTTATATAACATAAGGCACATGTACTGTCAATAGGGATTTCTTCATTGTTTATGAGCTTTGTAAAAGTATATTATCATTTTATTAAAAAACCACCTGATTACAGCCAATTACCCCTAGTTACCGTCATTTCTGCCGTCATTTTTTAATACATGAAATGTTCGCGAATTGTTCGTAAAAAAAGATTGAATACTTTGAATACATTGAAAATCTCTGAAATTATGAAAAATTATGAACTGTATTCTATTTCATACATCATGAATCTATTGAGTATCTCCCCACAAAAGATGTAGCTCAGAAATAGGGAGGCCGACACTTTCCTCCCTGTACATCGAGTCAAGTCCGCGGGGAGCCGGTTCCAAACTCCTTTTCCGGTTCCTCTGGCGGGCTCTCTTTCCTGGAGGGGGACGATGCAACAGAAAAAGAAACGCCAGCCTGCGGGAGACCGTGGCTACATCGATTCCGTCGACGACACTGGCGACAACTCTACAGGATACAAGCAGTCCGACATTGATGGCTTCCTCACAAAGAGCGATGAGAATGGCGAAGACCAGTATTACTCCGAAGATGAAGCCAACTACGATAAACAGACCGGCAGAGGCAAGGGAATGTCTCGCGAAGAGGCAATTCGTGTCCTTGCGCGCTCCGAAGGCATTCAGAATCCTTCTGGTGACCTCGAAGAGCTCTTAAAGCAAATCATTGAGAATCGCAAAAAGAAAACTCCTCCCGCGTATGAATCTCCCATCGCAAGGCCAGGCGCATGACACTCGAAGAAGAGCTTCAGTCGCTTGTCACAGTGCTCCAGCAGGAGCGCAAGCCCTACGAGGAAGTGTGGGACGAAATCGCCAGCCTTTTCTATGAGAAGCGGAGATTCTACGCCCCGAAAGACCATTCCTCATCTAGGCGTCCTACTCCACGCTATTCATCCAGGGCGAAGCGTGCCTGGCTATTGGCGTCGAAAGGATTCCAGGGCTACACCGCTGACCGCCGCGCCGACTGGCTCCAGCTCGCATTCGAAGACCAGACCCTCATGGGTGAGTACATGGTTCAGGACTGGCTCGAAGCCTGCCAGCGTATTCTGGTCGCTCACTTCTCGCGTTCCGGGCTCTACGAAGCCCTTGCGGAGATGATCCCTGACGCGATGAATCTCGGTACAGGTTCTCTCTATTCCGAAGAGGACATCAAAAACAATCGGATTTCCTACAAATGCAGGCATCCAAAGGCAGTCTACGTACACCTGGATTCCTATGGTATGCCCTCGATTATCGCAGACGAAAACTGGGCGAGCTATACGGATATGATAGGTCGGTTTGGAGAGGACAAGGTTCATGAATCATGGGTACACGCCTATGAGCAGCGTCCTCTCGACTCCGTGACGGTATGGCACATCGTGAAGCCGATGGATAAGCGGTACTTGAGCTACGCCAATGGCCCGAAGATCGCAAGTCTGCCCTATATCTCAATATGGTTTGACCTTGAAAACCTGCACATCATCGACGTAGGCACCTACTGGGAGCTGCCGTATGTCGTCTGGAACTACGATATTGGCGATGGCGAATACTATGGCACAGGCCCCGGCTGGGACGCGCTGGACGACACCTATATGGCGAATCAGGTGGGAAAGTCCAAGGTTCGGGTTGTGCAAATCACGAGCGATCCTCCTCTCTTGGTTGATGACGCTCTTGAGGGCTCGGACCATGTCATTCCGGGCTACCACATCTATCGCAAGAGAGCGGACCAAGGCATCAACCCCGTCGAGTTAGGCGCGAATTATCCTACTACCCTCAACTTCTCCGAGGAAATCAATGAGTCGATTGACGCCCTCTATAACGTTCCTATCTACCAGATGCTCCAGATGATGGATGCGAAGAACAAGACGGCGACGGAAGTCGTCGAGCTTGCTGGTGAACGTGTCGCAGTGCTAGGCCCTGTCGTGGGCAGATACGAGCTTTCCGTGCTTCAGCCGATTGTCCGTAGAAGCTTCAACCTTCTGAAGCGCGCGGGAATGCTCCCTGAGCCGCCTCAGGCGGTTATGGACGCATTCAAGGACAATGAATACCTGAAGATTCAGCTTGTCGGAAGGCTTTCGCAGATACAGAGGCGGTACTACCGAACTGATGGAATCAATCAGGTGTTCGGCTATCTCCCCGTCATCGCGCAACTCAATCCCCAGGCACTCGACAACGTGGATTTCGACCAGCTCACCCGTGAAACGCTTGAGGATGCAGGCGCTCCGGCCTCAATCGTTCGTGAGACTGACGACGTGGGCAAACTACGCCAGGAGCGCGCTCAACAGCAGCAGGCACTCCTCCAGCAGCAACAACAGGCTGAGGCGCAGCAGGCGCTTGTTGCGAACGCCGACAAGCTTGGCAAGAAACCCGAGACGGGCAGCCCTTTGAGTCAGATGAGTGGAGGCGCATCGAATGGATAAGACACTGATGTCTGAGGATGAGCTGTCTCATAGGAGTATTCAGCAGCTCTACAAGCGCGTGTTTGGGACGCCAGAGGGCAAGAAGGTTCTCTTCTCCATTCTGAGCGATCTCAAATTCATGTCTGAGACGGTAAGCGATGCTGATACCGCATTACGGAACTATGCGATTTTTCTGATCCGGGAACGGATCGGATTTAACGATGCGCAGGGACTCGTGAGTTTCATTGAGACCATGGTCTCGCGCAAGGAATAGGAGGTCCATACATGGATCATGTTTCTGAACCTGCCGGTGGCCTTCCCACAGAAGACAACCCCGCGCAGGCAGCGGACGCAGGAAATGAAGGCACCGGGAGCTTCATTGACGGTCTATCGAATGAATCCGGGAGTGACCATGAACCTGCGTTGCAGGACGTGGTCCCGGGCGGTGAATCAAAGCAGGACAAGAGTGGAGCGACAGCGACTTCTGACCTGCCGGGATTCGCGACTGCGTTGCCGAAGGAATCGAGAGCAGACCCCAAGGTTGTCCAGTTTTTGAGCAAATTCAAGAGCTGGGACGAGCTTACCAAGGCGGCCATAGAGCTTGAGAGTAAACTCGGCAAAGCGGGAACAATGCCGAAAGACGTAACCCCTGAAGATGGTGGGAAACCACCGGAAAAACCAGAAGATTACGATCTCGGAGATTTAGGGGACAACCAGTACGTGCTCGACAAGGCCACTCAGGTCAAAGCGATTGCGCACAAAATGGGTCTTTCGCAGGAAAAAGCCAAAGGACTTTGGGAAGACGTGAAAGGTTCTCTCGTAGAACTCTTCACGACCGCCGCAGACAGAAACCGCACGGAAAGCCCAAAGCTCGAAGAGAAGCTGAAAGCCGAATGGGGCAACAACTACGCCACGAATAGAAACATCATGGCGCGGGGAAAGGCGCTGTTTGGTGACGACTTCATCGGTGAACTGCGTGAAGCAGGCCTCATGAGTTCCTATTCTGTCGCGAAGCAGATGTATCGTCTCGGCCTTCTCTTGGGAGAAGATAAGGCCCTGGATAAGAGCCTGACGAAAACTGAGTTTGTACCTGGTATAGACCGTCCTGGTCTCTAACAGTCTTCCGAGAGAGGGGGCAATATGCCTTCTGTCCTTTCTCTCAACGATCAGCTCACCGCGCTCGAAATGGCGAAGCGTTTCGGTGACAAACAGGCGGCGTTCATTATTGAGTCGCTGTCTGCAACCAATCAGTTCTACCTTGACGCCGTAACGGGGCAGGCGTCCGATGGCACGGTAAACCGCACCACGGTTCGAGCCACGCTGCCGGTCGGCACGAGGAGAATTTACAACAAGCCTATTCGGTCTGAGGCGTCTCAGACCAGGCAGATCGAAGATGGTATCGAGATGCTCGAAGCCTATTCGGACGTTGACGCGGACCTCGCGGATCAGTCGCCGGACAGGAAGCGGGCAATCAGTACCGAGGACACCGCCTTCCTGGAAGGTATGGGTCAGACCCAGGTGAAAGACCTTCTGTATGCACGCCGGTACGACGGTCCTGAATTCATCGATGGCGCCTATGCGAGGCTTCCGAACATCGTTGACCACCAGAGTGTGTTCAGTGTGGGAGACTCTGGCACCAACCTCGCTTCGATTCTGCTCATCAAATGGGCCGAGGACAAGGCGAAGTTCATCTACCCGCGTGGTTCTACCAGCATTGGTGTGAGCGCGGAGTGGAGGGGAAAACAGGATGTGCAGGTGCTCGATTCCGAGGGCAATCTCGGGACTCTGCCCATGTATCGCACGTTCTACAAGGCCCACTTCGGGCTGAGTATTCGTGATTGGCGTGCCATTAAGCGCGTCTGCAACATCGACCCGCTCAATGACAGCGTTGATTACGCCAAGAGCATCTACCGGCAGCTCATCGCGGCGAAGAACAAACTGCCCAAAGGCAACGGCACCATCGTGGCCTATATGAACAGCGATGTTCTCACGCTTCTTGAGCAGTACATGGTTATCGAGCGCACGCTGTACACGGCGACGAAAGATGATCCATGGGGCCGCCCGACGCTGTATATGAACGACATGCGGTTCAGGCAGCTCGACGGGATGCTCTCCACTGAGGCCCTCGTCCCGGCGGCGTAAGCCTAAAAGGGGAGCAGAAAGCTCCCCTATCTCCTATAGGAGGAATTCTATGCCTTTTGATGTAAAGACCATGTTCTGTGAAAAACTCGATGTTTCCGATGGGGGAACTGTTTATTCCAACGTAATCGACACCGGTGCCCCTAAGCTGGGAGACGTTGAGCCTATTCCACTTGAGATCATGTCAAACAAGCAGGCAGTCGGAGCGGGAACCGTGGTCATATCCATACAGGATTCCGACGATGGAACCACGTGGAATGACGTGATAACCATTCCACCCAAAACCGCCGCACAGCTCGCGCCGGGAAAAATCTACGGCCAACCCCTTCCTGATGGACTCAAAAAGAAGCTTCGTCTCGCCATCTCTACCATGGGAGACGGCTTCACTGCGGGAACGGCGGTTCTTACCGCCGGGCTGAGAGCGAGGTACTGAGATGGCGAAAACCAAAACAGGCGAACCTATCACGGTTGTCCAGGGTGAAGTGAGACGATTCAGATGTTTACGGAGTTGTTTCTGGAACAACACCTATTGGACAGGCATGGATGAAGTCAGAGAACACAACGGCGTAGGTCATGCCTCTGAAATTACCTTCGAGGGGCCTACAACCATCCCCGCGAACTTCCAGTTTGAGAACTGGGAGGAGCATTGACAGTTTCGAGAGGCTGGGAGCAATCCTGGCCTCTTGTCCTTGAGAGAGTACCATGCAGGAAATAGACATCGCGAAAATGGCGCTGAACAAAAACCACGTGTTCGACACCGTAACATCCTCAGATGGCACCATCGAAAACCTTCAGAGCCCCGGCATATCCGCCTCGGTCGTCCGCACTTTCTATGACTTATCACGACGACAGGTGCTTCGGATGGCGCCATGGTCATGCATCTTAAAACGCGTTCCTCTCGACCCCGCCGACGCAAGCTTTTTGTTCTATGGCTATCTCGGTGTCTATTCCCTTCCTGGAGATTATCTCAATCATTATGGCGTATTTTCTGGCGTAGGGGCCTCGCTTCCTTTTCTCTTGGAGCGAGGACTTCTGTATTGTAACGAACAGCCATATCTTTCCTATGTTCCCGACGAGAAAGACCCTTCGAAGTGGGACCCGCTTCTCACCTCTGTCATCGTACTGCAACTCGCATCCGACATTGCGTTCCCTCTTACGGGAGACCACAAGAATGAGGTCGCCTTCGCGCAGATGGGCGCGGCTGTCGTCGAGGAGGCGATCCGCCAGACCAAGCGCGAAAGGATGGCAACGTTTGGTCCATCGGCTGCATGGGCGCCAGGTTTATTCCCCGAGGTCAAGTCATGAAACTGCTCACCGACTTCACCGCAGGGGAGCTTTCACCACGATTCAAAGGCAGAATTGACCTCGAAATCACAGGGAAAGGCTGCCAGGAAATCACCAATTTCGTTCCTTTCTGGCCTGGTGGCATCACGGTACGCCCCGGAACCAGGTTCATTGACCGGATCGGCTTTAATAAGGTTCGGCTTGTCCCGTTTATCGTATCCGACACGGTGTCGTATATCCTGGAGCTCGGCAATAAGCAACTCCGCATATGGCGCAATGACAGGCTTCTCATGAGCGGAGACGTTCCTCTTCTCATCGAGACCGAATACAGCGATCCGTTTTCCTTGCAATTCGCACAGCATGGCAATGAGTTCTTTATTGCCGGCGGACTCCATATTTTCCGCCTCACGTATGTCGACCTCGATTCCTTCGATTACGGCCAATTCATACCCGAGGTCGGCAACAAGGATATGCTTCCCTTCGATGCGGAGGGCGATTATCCCCACTGCATTGCGTTCCATGACGGCAGACTTGTCGCTGCGGCGAGCGATTTGAGCCCTAACACCATATGGGGTTCAAAGACGTTCGATTATGCCAATTTCACCTACTTTGACACCATCGCCTACACCACGAAGACCCTGCGAGACCCCTATCGAACATTCCAGGCAAACACTCAAGAGGGCAGTACGGTTGTCACTGAGGTTCCCAGCGAAATCATCGAAAAGCTGAAAGCAGGGGATAGAATCAGCGGGGACAACATCCCGGAACACCCCCAAGGGACAAACTGGCAAGGTGCCTCTCTCTACGCGGCGCTTTCGTCCTTTGCTTCTGACACCTCTACCGATGCGTCAGGGACGTATGACGGGAAGACGATTACCCGATTTGTAAGGACAAGCCTGTCCCGAGCGGCTATACAGTCTTTCGATGTCGGCGACGGCATAGGAGGCGGATTTTTACTGTGGGGGCAGGTATTCAATAGTGCCGTTGAGACAGACGAACCAAGCGCGCTCCTCCATGTCGTTATGTCGGTCGGCAAAACGATGGCATCAAGCGGAAGTCTCGCGCGAATACGTGTTCTCAAGAATGGTTCTGCCTTAAAAACCGAGTATATTTATAAATTACCATACACCCTCGACCTAGAAATCAACGTAGCAAAGGGCGATATGGTGCGTGTAGACACCCTGGACTACCTTACTTTCGGTCCTCGCGTGAAGGTTTCCGAAGCGACGCTGATGTCTGCGGCCTGTACCGCCAGTTTTCTGTACTGTACTGACGGGTCAGTGCTCAGGCTTTATTACTCTAGCGTCTACACCAAGAGACTCACGATCACGGTTCCCATATCCTTCGACAGCAACGACTATGTTGATGACTCTTCTACGGCAGAAGTCTTCAATCGAATCGTCGAGATCGACTCCGACAATGGCAAAGTGACTATGGCGATTCCCGCAACTGGAACAGGCGTCGGTAGCGTGATGACTTCGTGGGCAAATCCTCAATATGAGGAGTATGACGAGCTCACGAACGAGCGCGATGTCGTCAGCGATGATAGTGCGTTCAAGAAAGAAATATCGGGGAATGAACGGATACTATGGCTTGCCGAAGGCAAAGACCTCATCGTGGGAACCACCACAAGCGAACGGGTTATTCCTACAGGCGCCACAAGCCTCAATCTCACGTGTCCGAAACAGACCGCGCATGGTTCGGCACCGATTCAGCCGGTCATGCTCAATGACGCGGTGATTTTTGTCGGGGCCGACCGCAAGAGTCTTCGTGAATACGTCTACCGCGCCGCCTCAAGCGAAGCAGAGCTTTATTCTGCTCCACGGCTCGATCTCAACGCGGATCATATCCTCACCGGTACGGTCCAGATCGATTACTCTTCCAGTTCGACACCGTTCGTGTGGGCTGTTCAGGCTGATGGTACCATGATCGGCTGTCTCCGCGACCGGTACGTAGGGCTCTGTGCCTTCTTCAGGGTGAAGCTTGAATCCGCGCTGATTGAGTCGGTATGCATCATCCCGGAAAACGGTACGGATAGCCTTTATCTCTCCGTCAACAAAGATGGCGTGCGTTCTCTTCTGAAGATGGATCAGCTCTTCCAGGGTATGCACCTCGATTACGCCGCAGAAGTCACTGTCCAAGATGGAAAGATCGAGTGTTCATGGCTAAACGGCGCCGCAGCGTTTGTGACAGGTTCAGCCGTCTACGCCCTCGATTTCGTCGATGGTGTCGCGAGTGCCGACTCACTCGAAGACGGGACTACCGGATATGTCGGCTATCTTTTCACCGCAACCATGAAAACCATGCCAATCGCCGAGAATCCGCTTATGAGCAAGCAAATTCCTGCGGGCATCATCAAGGTACTCGATAGTTTCCCTTTCAAATTCGGACACGAAGGCTCGCTCGTATCTCCTCCATTCGTCGGGAAGTATTCAGGCGATGTCGAATTACAGATCGCGGGCAGTTGGGACAGCGAAGGCTCCGTCATGATAGAGCAGACGGCGCTTCCTCTTACAGTGCTCGCTATCCTTCTTAAATCAAACTCGGGAGGCTAAATGGACATACTTGCATCATTGATTTTGGGTGGCCTCTTTAATTCCGCAAAAGGCATCTATGAGCGTCAACAGGAACGTGAGGAGGGCAAGAAGCAGACTGAGTATCAGCTCTCGCTCCTCAACGCTGACCAGAAAGCCGCCGATTCGGAGTATGGCCTAAGTCTTTTATCGAACGACCAACAGTTTCTTGCAGAGAAAGGCCAGGCACAACAGAAGGCGCAGCTTACCCTTGACCAGGCCAGACAGTCTTATCTCCAGAGCATGAAAAGCACCTACCTCGACAGTCTCGACGCCGAGTCAAAGTATGCGGATTCCATGGCCAGTTTCACTCAGCAGATTGGAAGCAATACCGCATCGCAAGGAGCATCGGGCGTTAAGGATACCATTTTGACTTCTGTATTGAAGCAAGAAGCAAGCCGTCAGCTCGCGGAACAACGAGCCTCGATAGATAGGACAACGGAGAATGCTGTTGCGGTGGGGAAAATGGGGCTCGCGACAGCCTCGAAAGAAGCGCAGTCAATTACAAATCAGTACGCGGCAGGTGGTATCGCGTCTCAGCTCTATGCGCTGAGAAAGTCTTCGCTGGAGAGTCAGTACACGCTCGATACCCAAAAGAGAGCCCTGCAAACGTCATACCTCGACGATCTCTCAAAAAGCTACGATTACAACTGGGATTGGTTCGCCGCGGACGTGTTCAACATCGGTAGCCAGGCGCTCAGTGTTTGGGGACAGTCTGCAAGGACGAAAGGGGGTCTAGCGTGAGCGCCGGCGGGAAAGCACTTGCGGAAAGCCTCGGCCAGTTTGGTGGCTCAGTTCAAGAACTCGGGAAGTCTCTCTTCTCTATCGAGGCCGACAATATCTATCGCGTACAGTCACTCAATATCCTCAACAAGATAAAAAACTTCAATGCGACACTCGATACGGACCCCGACCATGGGACGCCAGGTCAGAATGATGGCTACATGAAGAAATGGAATGAGTACGAGCTCTCATTACGCAAGGATATTTCCCAAATCCCCAATCCTCTCGCAAAGAAAAACCTGGAATCATTCCTGGGAGAAGCTTCGGTCAAACAGCAAGAGAATGTCCAGGCAAAGCAGCTCGAAGGGTGGCACACCACCCAAAAGACCTATCTCGCGCAGGAACTCGACACTCTCAAAGCAGACAACACGCTTACTACGGATCAGAAGCTTGAAGCGGTCACTGGTGCGATCAATGACTATAAGCAAAAGACCATCATCGATGACGCCGAAGGCTACAACCTTTCGAAAGCATACACGCAGGACATCATCAAAGACGATTACGTGAAAGGCGCACTGAGTGCGTATTCCTCTGGTGGATTCGCCGCCTACAAACAGTATGTGAAGGACAATAGTCCAGTCTCGCGCACGGTGAACGGTATCAACTATTCCATCGACTCCGGCACCATTGAGGCGGCGAATAGTGCCGTTCGGATTCTTGCTCAACCTGACACTGAAGCAGGACTCGCCGCGTACAACACCTCGAAGGCCGCCATCTACAGCCTCAAAAAACAAATCATCGACGGGACCGACGTTGCGGATGACACCTTTGTGCCCAGGCTCGATGCCATAGAAAAGGACGTAATGAACCACAAGAGCGAGCTCGGTTCTTCATTTGACACTATGCTCGATGAACTCTCAGCAACACGTTCAGCATACAGAAAAAACGTGTCTACGAAGTTGCGTGGCCAATACGAATCGAAGATACTCGCCGCCATAGATTCGGGGGACCCCGAGGCAGTTAAAAACTCAGTACCCGAAGCTGAAATATGGAATAACTGTACCACCGATGATGCAAGCTACCTCTCTAAACTCAAGTTGTCCGGTAAAAAAGACGCTACCGTAGAGCAGCAGGACCAGGGTATTGCGAATCTCGCCAATCTCTATAGTGCCAACGAGAAACTCAAACGTGGGGAATCATTGAAAGAAGGGGAGACTCCACTCAGCCGAGAGGCCTTAAAGACTCTCCTCGACAATAAGAAAATCTCAAGTGGCGATTACACGAAGTACCTTCAGCAACTCGACGCTGACAGCACGGATGATACCGGCATGAAATCCTACTGGAAGTATCGTGATGATATTGATAGCGGGAAGCTTGACCTGTCCACGATGCAGAACGATAAATCCCTCCCATTTAATTACAAATTGAATCTTGCCGACCTGTGGTCAAAGAAATCGGGAGACACGGAACTCGGGAAAGTCCAACAGATGGCGCTCAACCTCCGGCGCGTGATGAATGGCGAGACATTAGGCGATGATAGCCCTGTTCTTACCTACACCATGCTCGACAGCAAGAGCCCGGACTACATCAAAGACCCACAGGCCAGGAGTGTCGCGCTCGCCGCGCTCTCCGATGCCGTGGAATTCTACCGCCAGCGCGGAAAATCGGAAGATTACCTTCGCACGGTAGACAATATCGTCAATGGGAAAATTACCGATGGTGCGTCGATTCTGAAAGATGCGAGTATCGCTGACCCGGCGAACAGAGTGGAGCTCTATAGCTTTTTCATGAGCTTCACAAGGCAACAGAAGTCGTGGGGTCGTGAGGACAAGGCGTATTCAAAACAGGAAACCCAGGACGCGAATGCCTGGCAAGTCATGCAGAAATTCCAGGCGGCCTATGATACCCAGCTCGGCAAGGCTAAAACGGGGCAGGAAACTTCGTGGGATGACTTCAGGGTATTTGTGAATAGCCTTGGGCCAGAGGCGCTCGATACGAGTGTCGCAAGAACGTACCTCGACCTTTCGAACCGGTACGAGGCTGGACAAATTGGCGGAGACCTCGAAGAGCGCATTCGCGCAATAGGCAATGCTTGGGTGGATGGTGGCGCTGTTGATATGGCGCAGTACAACGCCTTGCTGTCCGAAGTAAAAACTGCACAGCTCCCTGATAATTCTTCTTACCTCGCCTTGCTCGACAACTTCAAAGACAACGCTGTTGCCGCAGGAAGGCAGGCAAAATCGGACCAGCGTGTTGAGATGAACTATCAGCAAGGCCAAGAGGAATACACCAAGCGCAAAGATGAACAGGATGCAGTGGATGACCTACGAAAACGATTTACCGAAAAGCTCAACTCCAAAGAGGGCATCAGTGACGAAGATATGACGACGCTTCAGAATGAGATGTTTACCAAGGCGCCTGACCTCTTCGAGTCCAACTGGCATACCTTTGAAGCAATGCGCACGGGAAAAACAGACCCGCAGTTTTGGACGAACTACAAGACCGCACTCGACGCGTTCCGTGAGCATGAGAACGCAAAGACAATCGATGGATGGAAGTCTACCAGCGACGAACTTACCGCTGACCTAATCGATAAACTGTTCCCTGGCGATACGGAGCAAGATGTCAAAGCAAACGAGTATTGGAAAACACAACTTAGCCGATTTGACGCCTCCCAGGCGGCCATTCAAATTGAGCAGGATAAGGAGATTGACCAGCTCGCGCGCGCGAGATCGAATTCATGGACACGAATTTTAGGAGTAGGACAACTCAACGACGACGCGGGGTATCTTTCCAATGAGCTTATCGACCAGGCGACACACCTCTCTGGCTCGCAAAGGGCATCGTTTCGCGACGACATCGATGCGATAAACAGGGCCGCCGAGGCAATAAAAGCGGCAGAGGCAAAGGGAAAAAGTGGAGAAGCGCCTTCTGCCGACCAAGTGGCCCTTGGTAAAAAACGAGCTCAATTTCTCAGCACAATTGCCAGCACCTACGAAGCATCAAGGAAGTCATTCGCTTCACTCCCCGTGCTCACCTATGTTGACCATAAAGGCGTCACGCACAACGTGGAATACACCCTTGATGGATACAAGGCGTATATGTCCGAGTTTGCCGATGACCTCGCGGCGGCGGGTCTTCTCGACCAGGCTGCGCGTGACATGGAAAAGATGACTTCCAAAGTCTCTGACCCTGTATGGGCAACTGTTCAGGACGCCATCAAGAAGATAGGGAAGGCGGCAACACCTGAAGTATTGAAGTGGGTTGACCTTGAAATACAAAACACAAAGCCTTCCCCGGAAGCAGCCACAAAACTGGCCGAAGCGGTCAGTAAGAAAGGCATCAGCATTTCCATGGACTCCACTTTCAAGATTTATACAGGCGCCTATGACGTATCGGAAAAATATATTGAAGCTGCTATGAAAGGCGACCTCGATGTTTACATGGTCACTCAGAACAATCGTGTCATGGCCTCAAATAGTGACTTCCAAGGGAAATTCGATAGTTTTGCCGCGAAATCTCTCGACGCCATAAACGAGACGCTTCCACAAGGGAAACAGCTTTCGCTGAACAAAAACTGCGAACGGGAAGACTATGAAAACGGAATGGTCATGTATCGAATCGCCGACACATCCCTTTTAAGCCAATTTGGAATTTCAAAGGGCTCATATGCCAAGCGCGCTGTCGCCTACCTTGGGCTTCTCGGGCGTGATGCAGTCCCTCTAGTCGAAGTTCAGATGAAAGACGGCACAAGAGTTTCGAAGGCATGGTATCAGCAGAACGCGAAGGCACAAGGCTCCTGGGTCGATGTCGTCTTTACGAAAGACTCCGATGGCGTTACGCGTGCAACCAGAATTGGGCAACCAACCGTTAACGCGGCAAAGGTGTCAGTAGCTCCCACTGAAGGTTCAATTTTCGATTATACGGTGTATCCATAACAAGGGGATCGAATGGACGGACAAGATTATTACGAATCACTCTTCAGCTCGTTTGACGACCAGAAGAAGAAAAAGAAGCCTTCATTCCTTGAAACGCTTGAAGAGGCCCAAAAGCTTGACCCCACAAGCCCGAATTATCGTGAAAACATTGCAAAAGCAAGGGGGCTAGAGTCTTTTGGCGGTGCTCCTGCACAAAACTGGGTTCCCAAAGATATGGCGCAAGCATTCAAGAAGGCAATCGAGCTTTCTGACGACCCGGTAGAGACTGAAGTGAGACTCAATACTGCTTACTATCTGTCACAGAAAGAGAACATCCCCTTCGATGAAGCATTCCGCAACATGGATGATATTCTGAACGCCGACTATAAAAAGGCCATGTCTCCTGAATCGGGGCTTCAGGCCATCAAGGACACTTTTAAGACACAGCTTATCAGCCGCATGATCTTCCCCTTGTCCTATGAGCTCAAAGACAAGCTCCTCCGTGGCAAGTATTCCACATGGGAACAGGTCGAATCCGACCCGCTGTACAAAAAAATACAGGACTACGAAAAGAAAATGCCACCCGAAGATGTGATAAAGCGTTCAGCGGGGGTCAACTTTCTCAAGAATGTCGTTCAGGTCGTTCCCTCGTTTGTCGAGTCCGCTGTTGTGGGTGCACTCGTGGGAACCGCAGCCTATGCGACTGCGGGAGCGGCGCTGCCAGCGCTTTCCGCCGCGCTCCCTTCGGTGTTCGGTATGGGCTCGGCCATGCTTTCAGGTGGTGCTCTCGTCTCGACAATTCCAACCATTGCAAGTATGTTCGGTGCGGTCACGGGCGCCGCAGCGGTAACTTCCGACATGCGACAAATGGAAGGTGGCTCCGCCTTCTACGACATGATGAAATTCCGCGATCCCACCACCGGAGCACGCTACAACCCCGCCATCGCCGCAACCGCATCGACCTGGTATGAAGGGGTGTCAAACGCTATTGAGCTGTTCCAGGCCGGCGAGCTCTTGGAGCCTTTCAGCGATTTTCTTACGAAAGCCCAGGTAAACGCCGTTCGTGACTCGATAAAGGCATCTATTTCCTCTGTGGCCGACGCTTCTGCGCGCGCAGGGGGCTTTCTCAAGGCCATCAACTCTACAATGGGGAAATTCCTCTATGAGTGGGCTTCGGGAACCGTTGAGGAAAGCCTACAAGAAACCGCACAGGAAGGGATGCAGGCTTTCTTTGAAGAGGTCGCAAAGACCTGGACGAACAGGCTGGAGGGCACAAGCATAGCCCCTGCGACACGACAGGAGATTCAGAAGCGCCTCGTGGATACCTTCGTATCCAGCATGGAGGGTATGGGTGTCACCGAGCTCATACCATCTGGTGTTAAGATATTTCGTGACACACGCGAAGAAGCCCATGAGGCTGTGGCAGATGCGCTATGGGACAAAATCAAGGACGCTACAACCCCAGGAGAACGTGCCGAGGCTCAATCTTCCCAAAATTCTCAAAACAACCAGGATGAGGGACTGAAAAACAAAGGTGAACCGATACTCTTTAAAAGCTACGAACCCTCACCGGGCATTATTGAGGTCCGTGGAACGCTCGACACCGAAGGAACGACACGTAAACCTTCCGTGATTCTCAACGCAAAAATCGACGATGACGCCAAGTCGGTTACCATTGGCTCTATCCTTGTCTCATCGAAGCTCAGAGACTCTCCCAACGAGGCTGTACGTCAGGCAACCGAGGCCGTTCAGTACCTTGCAGGCGAGCTGGACGGGTATCGCTTTTCCATGAACTCGAAAAGCGAGCTTTCAAGACGTGTCGCCAGTTCGCTAGGTGATGTGTTCACAGAACCGAAAGTACAAGAAAATGATTCCCTTAAAGAAGCCGAGAACAGCAAAAATCCGGCCTCTGTTGAGCTTGAGGTACCAAATGGGTCTAATTTATCGTCCAAACCCGAGAAAACCTCACCATCGCAATCCAATGAAGAATTGGAGGAGGGCGCTGTCGAACCTCGTGAAGAGAAGGCGGGGAGCGAACAATTTCGTGAAGAAGATACTTCGCTCGGGAATCTTCAAACGCAAGGGGCGATGAAGGTCGAGTCGTCGTTTGACAACAGTTACCGATATTCCATCGATAATAGTTTCCCCCTAGACAAGATTGAATTCAGTAACGAACTTCCCAACTTCAAAGAAGGAGCAAACAAACAAGGCGTCGTCGAAGCACTCCAAGGCCAACCTGAGCCGATGGGAATGCCGCCCATTGTGATCTATCAGACCGAAGATGGTCACAATTACATTGTTACGGGGCGTCACAGGCTCGATCTGTGGCGCAGAAATGGTCTTAAAAATATTCCCGCACATATTATCAAACAGTCCGACGGCTACAGCATGTCTGATATGGCGATTATTGACGCGGAAATGAACATAAGGGACAATCAAGGTAAGGAGTCGGATTATGTCAGATACTTCGCCCACACCGGATACACGCACGAAACAGCAGAGAGACGAGGACTTCTACGCACACATAAAGGCCAACTTGGATACAATATTGGAACACTTGCCTCCCCTTCGTTACAAGCTTTATATTACGCCGGCAAAATCACCGGAGAAAAAGCCTCAGCAATAGCTTCCGCCGCGCCCAATGACGCCGAGATGCAGGCGGTAGGCATACGCCTAGCCGCTGACAAGAACAATACCCCTGAATCAATTCACAATGCCTTGACGCTTTTTGCTCAAACAAAGCGCGGCGAATCTTCACAAGAAGACCTTTTTGGGATGAATGACGATGAGGTCCTCGCCCAGCAGCTCAAAATATCAAAAGCCGCAGAGTCGATTAAAGACGACATAAAGGCCGAGCTTGGAGTTCTAAAACAGGCGCTCCGGCTTGGTGACAAGGATAGACTTCGGTTTATTGAAAAGTATGGCTATAAGATCGGCGATAGGGACAGTATCGCTCACCGCATGGAGGAGCTTTCTTCTCTTTCGACACGATGGGAGGCTTGGGCCCAGGACCCTGAGCTTTTTGCGCAGGCAAGAGCCAAAGCAAACGGTGAGCCGGCTATTGTCTCAGAACGTAACCAAGAATACAACATAGAACCTTTTGATGAAAAACGAAAAACGGACACCTCTGAATTCAAAAAATGGTTTGATGGTTCCTCGGTTGTTGATGATGAAGGGAAACCGCTTGTCGTATACCACGGGACCCGATCGACCCCTTATGACGCGAACGGAGTTGAACAGACATTCGACCGATTCAACATAAAGCATAGCGAATTTGGTGCCCATTTCGGTTCAAGTGAGCAGGCAAACGCTATCTTGGGTGACGTTTTCCCGAACGAATACCTAAAAGAGCGAATCTATCCCGTCTACCTCAATATAAAAAACCCACTCAGGCTTGAAGATCATGGCAGATTTACCGTTGATGAAGTGGCCAGTCAAGCAAGAGATTTGGGGGTTATTTCAAGAGAGAAGTTCCTTGAGATTCATGAACTCGCAGAAGGAGCCCTCTACGACAGGCAAAAATATTACGATGCGACAGAAACACTTCGCAACGCAATCAAAGATGCCGGCTATGACGGAATCGTTTATCTGAACCGAAGAGAAGGCGCCGACTTTTTTGGTAAAGACGGAGTGGACTCTTCTGAACTCGATGCGATGACTGATGACGAGGTTCGTGAGCGCTTCCCCGATGCACGCGATTCCTGGATTGCTTTCGAACCCACACAAATCAAGTCCATTTTTAACCGCGGAAGTTGGGACCTGAACGATCCAAGGATATTTTACGAGAAATCGGTCGAATACAACGCACCACAAAATGAGAATGGATGGGTATACAAGTCTGCGGCAACGGTAACAAACAAGATGCAAGGGCCAATGTCTGGCAGACAGGTGCTTAAAATGCTCCAGGCTTCGGGAGTACGGACTGACGAACTTGCATGGACCGGCCTCAACACATCCCTCGATACCGACAAAAAGCTTTCACCGACTGAAGTGCTCGACATTATCAACAGTCATAGAATCGATATACACGAAATCACTAAGGGCGGCGTCAACGCTCTTGTGAGCTATGACATGGTACTCGATGCCGAGCGGCGTGGTGATTTTGATGAGGCTGAACGTCTTAACCGACTCTATGATGACCAGCAACTTGGACAGAATACAGGGACAGGTAATGAGACAAAATTCGCATCGTACACAATACCAGGCGGGGAAAATTATCGCGAACTATTGTTGACATTGCCCGAGATAAAAACCTCGAAATCATATCAACAGTGGCTAAAAGAAAACTTCACTGGTATCGATACGGAAGACGCGCGCCGACTCTACCAGGAGCAACTGGAACCGCATAAAAACTTCCAATCTCTACATTGGGATGAGACCAATGTTCTCGCTCACACAAGAATCGATGATCGGACCACCTCTGATGGCAAGAAAATGCTCTTTGTTGAGGAAATTCAGTCCGACTGGCACCAGGAAGGGAGGAAGAAAGGATATGGCGAATCCGGTGTCCCTCTCGCCCCGTTTTCCAAGACCTGGCACGAACTTGTATTCAAACGTCTCCTACGTATGGCAGTTGAGGGCGGATACGACACAATCGCCTGGACTACTGGCGAACAACAGACAGAGAGATACAACCTTTCCCATCAGGTGAGGCGGCTCTCACTTATCAGTAACGGAAAGGACAGTGGAACATACAACCTTGTCATTGAGGGAGCTGATGGGCAAGAACTCAGGGAATACAGCCATTCGGGGAAACGTGTCACCCCACAAGAACTCGAAAATTTAATTGGCAAGGAATCCGCCAAAAACATGATCGCAGGGGCAAATGCTAAGGCAGGCCCGACACATCAGACAAGTGAGTGGTACGACTCAAGCCCAGAAGACCTTAAGGTTGGCGGGGAAGGGATGAAGGGCTTCTATGATAAAATACTTGTCGATTTTGCCAATACGTACACTAAGAAATGGGGCACTTCTGTTGGAGAGTCCCAGCTTGATGTAGGAAATGGTAAGACCGAGACCGTTCACATCCTGCCTATTACCGACTCAATGCGAGCTTCGGTCGAAGAAGGGCAATACCTTTTTGATCGCGCTGGTGAGACTTATGGCGTGACCACCGACAAAGCGCAGTACCGACAGCAGATGCTCAAAGCCAGGGAACTAAGTAACCTCATCGCGAGTAATGTGGGCAATTTTTTCAATGATGAGATCGAGCAGTTTGTCATTAAGAACAACCAAGCAATCATCAAAGCTCTTGAAGATGCAAAAACGGACAATGTCTCATTTTCGACCACTTCCACCGATGAAGTAAACGCCACGCTTACCCCGTCCGTTGATGGGAAAAAACTATGGGACCTCAATTTCTACAAAGATGGTGAACTGGTAACTACCGAACGATTCAAGAATCGTACCGATGCGATAATCGCTCTTTATATCGATACGGCCCCGGCTTTCGGCGGTGCGGAAACCTGGTCGGTTTCCGGTGCCCAACCAGAACTTTTCGACCAAATTACCCCAAATCAACAGGGTGACCTTTTTGAGGCCAGTGAACTGCATGACGAGCCGGTTGACTATGATGAAAAAACCATTAAATTGGTATATGGAAGTCAGGAGGCCTTCGATGAAGCAAACCGAGCAATACAGCTCTCGCTCTTCGGAGATGACGAGGAAGCAGCTGGCGACCTTTTTGCTTCAACTGGCGATCAAGAGGGTACAACAAAGCAGGGAAAACGAGAGCCAGGGAATACTCGACGGAATTCCCCCGCTGTATCTTCCGTGTTCGGAACAGAAGGCCATCTCGATTATCCAGCATTTGCTGAAAACAGAAAAAGACCCCGACGTGTTAGCTTCGTTGGCCAGCATGTTGAGGGAGCTTCAGACATCGCTCGCCTCTTCCAGGTTTATCGAAATTCCCAAGTAGAATCATTTCACCTAATCTACACCGACGAAAACGGTAACATTCTCGCCCACAACGCTATGTCCTCTGGTGTTCCGGGTAGAACTATTGCCGTGGAGAACCCAACCATCGAGTGGGACAAAAGGGCTAAAATACTCAATGACAGAATCAAGCGCCTTAATGCTTCGAAGGTCTATCTCCTCCATAACCATCCGTCAGGAAATCCTACTCCATCTTCAGATGATATAATGGTCACTCTTAAATACATACAAGCAATAGGTGACAAGCTTGGTGGCCATGTTGTTATCGATCATGGTGTCGCTTCTTTTATAACAAAGCAGGATTACCTTGATTATGTTTCTAAAAGGGATTCGATGTCAGGGAACCTAAACAATCTCTTTCTTGCTCCGTGGTCTTTTGAAGAGATTTCCACTTTGATTCCCAAGATTGAATATACCCCCAACCCAGGATCATATAATCTCAAAGATATTCAGGCGTTTACTGTCACTTCCACGAAAACGCTCGCGTATGTTGCCTCAGAGCTAATAAACGAAGACGTAAAGACCGCACTTATCATCACAGACAGCCAATATCGAGTGATTACATGGTCGAGACTCAACTCAACCGATCCAAAAGTTGTTTATCAGATGGTCAAGGAGAATGGTGGAGTTCACGCGTTTATTGCCACTGATGACCAGTATAAATTCGATGAGCTTGTTATTAGACATAAGGCCGCCTCGCTACATGGAGGGAAGTACCAAGTCCTTACTGATATGGTCTATATTCCCGCAGGAGATGACTGGCATAATTTCAAGTCATTCACCGCATATCAGAATCTAAGAACTCACTATGACTATAAGATCAATCGAGCGAATCAGAAGGCAAGGAATTACGTCTTTGAGCTTGCCGACGATGCAGCCGAATTCGATTCTTATGATGAGTTTCGGAAGACATACTTGAAGAATGGCGAGAATGAATCTGAGCTGAAAGCGGCCTGGAGTGAATCCCAAAAAAAGAAAGCAGGTACGCCTGAAGAATTCACACAACGGCTTTATAACGACAGAGCGCTTTTCAAAAATTTCCTTGAGGCGAATGGAGCCGACCTGTTTGACAAAAAAGTTGACAAAAAACATCTCGGAATCGTAGACGCCGCTTCTTATAGACTCGCGACTGGTGGGGTTGTGCCTGAGTCAACGCTAAACCGAGCCTTACTGCTTATCAGCAAGAACCCGAAAAAATGGCTTGATCGTTTCAACGAACTTTCTGGGGGTCAAGCTGGAGATGGACGCGATTTTGAGATCGAAAGTAAGGGGAAAAACCTCGATACACTGATTGCAGAATACCATGATGCGCTCGCAAAACTCCCCCAGAAACAACGGGAGACAATTCTGAGTAGTACAGAACCAGGGACGGGCGAAGTTATCGGGACTCTCAGGTTGGCATATGAAAAGAGTAAGAAAGAGCTTGAAGATTACCGGGGACATCTGTCGTATGGAGAAAAACAGATCATCGACATGACTCGCGAGGCGAAAAAACTTGACAGGGAGATATGGGCTCTTCGCTCGAAAGCGAAATTGTCCGAGGTCAATCGCGCCCAGCTCCATGAAAAAGAATCGATGCAGCGAGAAATCGAGAGAATGATCCAGGAACGCACGAACGCATTGTCTCCACAGTCAGGGCTTAAAAACGCAGCCTACCTCGCAAAAAAAGAAGCATATCGACAGGCAAAAACTGAACTTGCTTCTCAGATTGCAATTGAAAAAGCACGGAAGGCTGAACGCGCGCTCAAACTTTATTATGGCCAGAAAATCACAAGACGTATCGCAAAAAACATCGATTTCAAAGTAGCCCAGCAGATAATGGAACTACAACAAAAGATAGATCCCCATTTCCGTGAAGGCGATTCCATGGGAACCTCCGCGCGGCCTCTCAACAAATGGAGTCTTGATGAACTCCAGAGATTCTACGAGCAGGTGGAAGATTTACGGGAATATGGTCGCGGTGTCTATGCAGAGCGCCAATCAGTAAACACAGCAAGAAGATCGGAAATACGCAATGCTCTTCTTGATAGTATCTCTAAAAATGGCACTCCAAGGCCGTCATACTACCATGGAACGAATGAACAGCGAGAACAGTCGTATTCAGATCGTAATATATTCAAAGACTTTGACCTTTCACTGGAGACGGTTCATAGAATAGCCAGAGAGCTTGATGGTGGAAAAGAAGGGCCATTCTATCAAAATTTGGTAGAACGGGAGAGGGAAGCCTATAGAAAAGAAAAGTTTTCGTATGACAAACGGGTCAATGCATTTGATGCTGAAATGAAGTCGCTCGGACTTGACCGAGACACTATGTACCGCGAGAAGGTGAGACTCGGAGACCAAACCATATCAAAGTGGGAAGCGATCGCACTTTATGTTGGGTCGAAAAATCCTCGGACTGAAAGGGCCTTTGTATACGGCAACATGATGTCCCAAGAGGAACGAGATTCGCTTTCTGACGAAGCGTTTACTCAGCGAGCACTCGAAAATCGCAATAAGATAAAGCAAGCTATCGAACAGCTCTCACCTAAAGAAATTCAGCTGGCTGACTGGTTGATCCAGGAAGGTGTTCAGAACTACGACAGGCTCGCGGAAGTAACCTACCAGCTTGAAAATAGAATTCCTGCAAAAGAGGAATCTTATTATCCTCATGAAAGAGTCATGCGTTCAGGCGAGACGGAAACATCTCAGGACGCCGCACTCGAAGCTCTCGCAAAAGCAGGAAAGCCTGCTCGTGGTGTCAGCAAACAGCCAACAAAAAACCGTGTCGATATACCTGATCGGAAACAGTCGCCCATATCACTCGATGCGTACCAAGTGTTTCACCGGGGATGGGAGAGACAAGAGCATTTAATCTCTTACGCTCAGTTCATCACTGACATGAACGCAATACTGAAGCGTGGCCCTGGCACGGCACTTCTCCGCGAAAAGATACGTCTGAACTATGGACAAGGTCCACTTGATTACATTGATCGATGGATTGCTGAAGCTGCAAACCCAAAGGCTTTTTCCGACTTCAACAAGACTGTTCGCGGGTTTGAACGTGTATTCAAAATGATGCGGGGACCTCTCGGTATAGCTTATCTTGGATTCAGAGTTTCACGTGGAGTGTTCCAGCTTATTACATCGCCAGCACCATATCTCCCCTATGCGGGAGAATACATGGTACGTCGAATGGTAATGGACCTAAACCCCGCGGAATATATGAAGACACTCTCTTTCGCGGAAGAGAATTCGGCGTTTATCAGACACAGGGTAATAAATCCGGTAGATGCATACATCAAAGAACACATCGAAAAGCTTCCCTCAAAGTTGCAACGTGGCTATTACGAGGCTGCCGGAGCGATCATGCAATTTTCTGACCTTTGGTCGGTCTCGACAGGCTGGATGGCGGTATATGAGAAAACGGCTGCCCAACTTAAAAAAGCAGGAAAGATGTCGGCAGAGGACATTCACAGTGCTGCGGTAAAGGAAGCTGATAAAGTGACCATCGAAACGCAGCCTACCTACCGAAGTCAGGACCTTGCACCTGCGTTCAAACAAGATTCAGAAACATGGCGCTTTCTTCTCCAATTCCAGACACCGCTCAATGTAATCTACAATCAGCTTTTCCATGACACCAGTTCTGACTGGAAGAGTGGCAATAAGCTAAGAGCAATAGGCATTGTCACAGGGTATCTTTCCGTAATGGGCCTTATGGCACTCATGACAGCGCCGAAAGACGATGACGACGATAGCGAGAAAAAAGCGAGGTATTTCTTGTCTGGAGTAGCGACAGCCCCCCTCGAAGCAATTCCCCTGATCGGCAGCGTTGCTGCTGGTCTTGTGGGAAGCGAGATAACCGGTGAGCGATACTGGCGCGATGATGAAATATTTCCCGGTGTCGCGAAACTTGTTCAAGGGGCTTCACGCGTGATGTCGGCAGATGATGAGGAGAAAGCTAAGGCAGCGTACTTACAACTGCTGGAAGGAGCAGGGATGCTTGTAGGAGCACCCACAAGTGCGGTAAAAGAATATTATCGTGCCCTTTGGCAAGGAGATTGGGGCGCGTTGTTAGGGCAAAGGAAACAATAGGCTTACCAGACTGTACAGGGGAATGTCGGCCTCCCTGGAGACAGGATGGTAAACAGACAGCAAATCAGTGGTGACGTACTTATTACGGGACACGTCGACGCCCTTGGTGGTGTCGGTAGTTCCGACCTTTCGAAGGTTGTCACCGAAGTTCAGCGTACAAAATCAGAAGTAAAGAATGTCTCAGCAAAACTACAGGATTATGTAGACAAAACACCTGTCTCTCGCGTTTTTTACAATCAACCAACAATTCCATACTCAATCGGCGATCTCTGGATTAGAGACAATACTCTTTTTATAGCCACAGTGGCACGCGACACAGGGACTTTCCAGGAAACCGACTGGGAGTGGTGCATCCGCTCCAACGTCACGACCGTGCTCGAATCCACGAACGGCGACGTCTTCAAACCAGGCCAATCAATGACGACGACACTCGTCCCGCGATGTTTCAAAAATGGCCTTGAGATCACGGACAGTCTTCCGGACTCAGCATTCTCATGGACACGGAAATCATTCTATCCACAGCCATCGCCGAACGACGACGATACATGGAATCAGAATCACGCCGCGGGCTACCGAACCATCGAAGTGACCGCGGACTCGATCTATGCACGAGCGACTTACACGGTGGTGATCTATGAGTAGTGAATAAGCCCTTGCAAAGCCACGTCGTGAGGACATTGCGTAGCAGGGCATTTTTTTAAACCAACGCCGGGATGGCGTAGGGAGGATTTTTATGGGTGTTGTATCCACAGGACAGCTTACACTGTATGACCATAACGACGCGGCCCCGATCACGGCGTTTCTTTCGCCGTCGAAGGGGCTGAATCAGGTCTATACCAAAGATGAGAGCACCACGAGCTATGCTCCCAACTATGCGTCCACGCCGAACGTCATCACGGCGTATGTCTACGTCAATGGCGTCAACGTGGTGGCGAGTCTCGCGAACCGAAAGTGGGGCACCTCGCTGGGTGCAAGCGACCTTGGCACGAACGTCGCCTCAATCTCGAAATCGACGAACGTCGATCCTGCGAACCCCGCATATTCGATCTACTTCGAAGGCGACTACACCGACCCCGTGACCGGGCTTGTGACCCACATCAATTCGATGCTCACGCTCAACTGCGTGCGTGCGGGTTCGAACGCGGTCTTCATTCAGGTAAACGGTCAGCTTGTCATTGAACCCAACCCTGAAGGCGGCACCAAAAACACGGCGTCAGTCACTGCCGATCTCATGCGCGCGGCGGGCGTGGATAATACCGGCGTGACTTATGAGTGGTTCGTCTCTCCTTATGCCGCCGCCGACCAGCTCGACGCAAACCACGCCGATGTGGTGGCGGGCAAGTACAGCTTCAAAAACACGGCGGGCAGCGCGGCCACGGCTCCGGCAGATGGCACCTACGCCGACGTGAAGACCCTCGTCGTCCGCGAGGATGCCGTCAACGACATCGGGCTCTATATGGTCAAGGCGAAGGATGCCGACGGCAACGTCTACCAGGCATACTTTCAAATCTACGACGTGTCCGACCCCTACGAGGTGGACATCTCGGCATCGAACGGCGCGGTCTTCCAAAACGGCAACGGTACGAAGACGCTTTCACCGTCGGTTCGCTATGGCAGCTCTGTCATCGACATCACGAACTATACGTTCAACTGGAAGCTCTACGACAAGAACGGGAAGAGAAGCGGATTCATCGACACAGCGCGCACGAGCGCGGCGAAGACAATTTCGAGCCACACAACGGGCTCCAGTGCGGTCTTCACGATTTCCGCGGCCCTTGCCTCGGCACTCTCCGCCGGCGATGTAATCCGCGTCATCTCAGCTGATGGCCTTAAGATTGAATCGTTCGAAGTGGCATCCTCGACCACGACTGCCATCACGATCCGTGCGCCACAGAACGGCTTCTCGAACAGTTATCCTTCCGCCACCTCAGATTATGCAGGAGGCAAACTCTGGGTTTACACCGGTAATGGAGCCACGGCAGGGCAGAAGTCCACTTCCGGTACCGCCACCTGTTCGGTCACCGGCGACGACATCGACGGCATGGGCGTCGTCTACTGTGACGCAGTGAATCCCAATTTCTGAGGTTGATGCTATGGGTGTGGTCTCTACCGGACAGATAACTCTCTACGACCAGAACGAAACTCCGATGCCGGAGCTGTCGAGCGAAATAAAAGTAGTACCAAGCAATGCCGATGGCTCGAATCCCGTGCTCTCAGGCGCGGCGAGCACCTTCTCGGTGAAACTCGGTACTACGGACATCACGAATCTCTATGCGGTGAGTGCCACGCCCTCCAGCGGTATCTCGGGCAGTCTGTCGGGGACCACGTACACGGTCTCCGGCATGACTGTCGACTCGGGCTACGTCGATTTTTCGGCCACCCGCGCGGGCTGGCCAACATTGACCAAACGGTTCAACCTTGCAAAACAGAAGCAGGGGCAGAAGGGCGATCCTGGGACGAACGGCCAGGATGCGCCGCGCTGTCTCGGGCTCTTCGCCTATGCGAGCCGCAGCTCGATCACCGGGATGATAACCAACGACCTCGCTGTGCTCTATTCCACAACGCAGAGCGAGCGCGGCATCTACCAGTATTCTGGCTCCGCGTGGTCGAAGCTTTCGTCCCCCACAGCCGACCAGCAGGCTCGGTGCTTCCTCTCCGTCCTCGACGCAGTCCAGCAGGGGTACGGTACTTCGGCTGACTATATCTCAGGCTCGACATCGTTCGAAACTCTGCTTACCAAATTCCTCTATGCGCTCCAGATTACTCTCGACGCCAAGGGATGGCAGAAGTCGAGCAACTATGCCGAAGATACAGACGGGTATCCTACGTCTGGTTTTATTCTTGATGCCCTCAATAATGTCATAAAATCATTTGGGTCTGTATTTACGCAGACAATTATTAAGAATGCCTATTTCTCAGGTGAGATCGACACTGCTGCACTAAAAACACAACAACCCCAAAGTATTGCAGCAAAATCATGGACAACAGCAAACACCCATGTGGAAGTTTATAATTATTTCAATTCATTGATAAATGGTGTTAACTACTTTTTTGATTCAACATTTACATGTGAAGGAAAGACGGTAACACATGCTATAAGGTTCACAAACTTTCTTTACTTCTATACTGCCACAGGAGACTCAGCTGCTTCTTTTGGTTTGGGGAATATACCTATTTCGTTTAACTTTACCAACAGTAGTATAACATTTAGTGCAAAGGTAACCGTAGATGAATTATCATATGACCATTTTGACCATCTTCCTTTTGCCGTTTTAGGTACGAAGTCAAATACTTCTTTTACTTTGACATCGATAGATGTTGGCTATCTTGTGTTAACCCCATTTGTGTCCACAAACGCGAACACTGACTATACAATAACGCTCCCGTCAGGGGGAACGTGGAATTATCTAATTTCTTACAGTGGAACATATTATGCTTCTATCTCAAGTAAGGCGGGGTATGCTTATGGGGGGACGGCATCAGGCGGAACGACGATTGCTACAATAAATAAAGGTGGGTCAGGAAACCTGTCCGGTTTTGTCCTGCATTGGAGGGAACCGTCATGAATTTTGGTTGTTTTATTAAATGGTCGGACAGTGAGTATGACGTTCTTGTCGACAAAGACAAGAGAAACAGCGGCTACAACGTCGTTTCAAAAGAAACAGACCCCCACAATAAGTATTCCCTCGAAGAGGTCAAAGCGTATGCGCAGGCACATCCTGAAATGGAGCTTCCGCAGTGGCCGGAAGAGAAACCTTCGTATGATGAATTGTGTACAGCCGTAAAGGATGAACAGCACGCAAGAATTGAGGCTGTTCGTTGGCGTGTTGATCGATACGATGATGAAACCAGACAAAGCCTTCCCCACAAAGAAGACATCGCGCCAGTCCTGACCTATATCCAGGCGGTCCGTGATGTGGACGACCAGCCTGGCTATCCCTCCAGGATTACATGGCCTGATGAGCCGTAATGGAAGGTTGAACGATGAACGAAGAGCTACACCCCTTAAAGCAACACGAGCAGATTATGAACCAACTCAGGCTTGATGTTGATGACCATGAAAACAGGCTACGTGTTATCGAAAAAGCCCTCACGGAACAAACAGAGAGAACAAAAACCCTCTATGAAACTGTCGGCGCCATAAAAGTGCTCATCGAGCAATTGAGCGGAAAGATGGACAAGTTTATGGATAGCGTCGAAGCAGAAGTTGGGGCTGGTCTGGCAAAACTTGAAAGTCGCATTCAGAAACTCGAAGCGGCAGACGGGGAAAAGTATCGACAAGTCATAGTTTATGTGATCGAGGCGGTGATTGGTCTCGTTCTTGGTTTTATCTTTGGCAAACTTCTCAAGTAGGAGGTATCTGTATGTTACCGATAAAGGGAGGGGTCATTACATCGCCATTTGATGAGATGCGCCCGCTTTCGGCGCCTCCAGCGAAACGGTGGCACATCCATGGCGCCTTGGATATTGCGCGCGGCGATGGCGTCGTTCTTGCCCCTGTGGATGGCGAAGCGCAAGCTTTTGTTATCTTCCGTGGTGTAGAACCGGGTACACGGGGGCATGAGTGGGGTGCGGATGAAAAGCCCGATATTCTTGCATTTCCTTGGCACAACTACTGGTTTGAAATCTATGGTGGATTCATCACACTCATTGAACGAGGATCAGGCCGGCTACACATCCTCTGTCACTTCTGGCCGGCACGGATTCTGAACCATGACCCTGAATTTGATGGTCCATTTCATTCTCTTTATTACCTCGAAGAACGCAAAGTAACCAGTCATCCATGTCATATGGAATTCACTGACCAGGTTTATGTCAAACGAGGTCAGCGTTTAGCGCCAGTGGGTAGTGCTGGACAGAGCACTGGCCCTCATGTCCATTGGGAAATACACCACCAGGTAGACCGCCTTGATGATTATTCAGCAAGAGTAAGACCCACGGAGTATTTATGAGCGGTGGAAAAAGAAAAGCGTGGATCGCTACGACATCCGTGCTGGTGGGAATCTATGTCCTCACGCTTTTTGTATCACCTGAGCTCCTTGAGTCAGGAATTGGCTCTACCATAATTGCCGCGATTGCCTTTGGTGGCGTTGGATATGGCGGCGTGCAGGTCGCTGATTCCTGGCAAAGAGCAAAGTATTATCGGCCCGAGCTTGATAGGGACACGGAGGAAAAATGAACAATGAAAAAGTTCTTCGTAATCTGCTTCTTGCTGTGCTGGCTGGCTTTATCTTGGGGGCAGCAACAGTCACCGCCATCGGATACACAGGAGCCAAACGAGCAAGCAGCCAGCTCAACCAACTCAAGTCTGCTTTGGCAGATAGCCAGCGAAGCAATGACGAACTCGCTTCAGAGCTTCGAAGCGCTCGGGCCCTCGCTGAACAGCATCGAGAACTTGATGAAGAAATCGCTTCCAGCCTCTCAGAAGGCATGGCAGCTATCAGTAAAGCTCGAACAGATTATGAACGAGGCCTTGCTCAACTCAGATTCGCAGCAAAAATCTTTGACCTACTTCGCCGAAGGTATGACCCTAGTTACCAAGGAGCTTCGGAGGAAGACCATTGAAGTGTGGGTCTGGCGTATCGCTACTATCATCTCGACCGGAGGAATTCTCTATTTTGTCCTTCGTTAGCAAATCAATAAGCTCAAGTTGCTGTGAATTGTCATATAACTCGCGGTGTGTATAGCCATCCTGTACGTTTGGTGCAGACCAGCCAAACATAGCCCTGAGTTTATCATCGGGTATGCCTGCGTCACGAAGGGCAGTGTGAAGAGTGTGACGCAATCCGTGCAGAGATATTGCTCCGTGGCAAATGTCACGAAACTCATTTGCCCACCGGGAGTACCCTAAAGCTTTTCCATTTAGCTCCCATACAAATCCTTTTGCGCGACGCGGCTCAAGAACCGCCTTGAGGACGGCAGGATATACCGTGATGCGGGTCTTTTCCCACTTAGGAGCTTTTACAATATTGGACTTGCAAGGGATGTTTCGTATTACATGAATTACATTGTTTTTGGGGTCTATGGCGTCCCAACAAAGGCCTCGTACTTCACCAGCCCTCATTCCAGTAAGTGCCGCGGTAAGAGTCATTTCCCAATGAGCAGTATTTTTCCAATTTCGTCTATCAAGGAGTTCGAGCGCCTGGTTAAGCCTCAACACAGGCCTGGTCTTACTCTTGTAGGCTATTTTCTTGACTCCACTACAAGGGTCGGATGAAATTACCCCAAGATACAGCGTCTCAGAAATAATGGTACGAAATACGCTATAAGTAAGTTGTGCTGTCCTTGTCTGGCCAATTTTTGCCACCAACCGAGCCCTGAAGGCTATGACGTCCGCTTTTTTAATATCACCCACATATTTTTGTACGATCGGGTCGGTAAGGATATACTTTTCGAGAATTTTGCGGTTATGTTTGCGCGTAGCTTCTGAGTACGGTTTCCCTTCAAGACGAACCCTTATTACGTGAGGGCAGTCCGGTCTGAAGAATCTGTCTGCCCATTCTTCAAACGGCATCCCGGCATCACCAGTGAGGTAGCATAACCTGTCATACTGTTTTCTTGCCCAATCCTCTGCCTCGGTCTTATTCGTGAGACCGGATGACTGTGCTGATTGTATTACTCTCGTTGTTGGATCACGGAACCGGACATACCAGATTTTCCCAATCCTTGTCAGGTAAAAATCTTTTGTCAT